ATTCTACCTACTGCACTGACATCTATGTTCTTTGCTTCTGCTAAGAATCCTTCAGGTAAGTCTTTCTGTGAGTCTTTGTTATTGACTCCACCATCAAATCGTTGTATTAGTATTCCTTCTTTTGCCATATTTAATCCGTAAATTCGTAGTAGTTGTAATCGTTATATTTTGTACTCATTTTTCTTTTAACTAATGAGTTTCTAATTGAAAGATTCTCAAGAACGTGTCCTTTCATTTCAGGAAACTTCTTGATTAAATCATTATAATTGTCGCCTTTTAATACAGTTACATATCCTGGGTCTATTCCTAATGAGAAGATGCTTACATCATTGCCAGGTGTAGTATTTGTGAATCCTATTTGAGGCTTAACTTCTGCAAAACCTTGTATAAAACCACCTTTTGTTTCTCCAAATAAACTTCTTGGTGTGGTTCTACCTGTACCTAAATTGTGAATCTTCTTTAAAAAATAATCATTAGATTTAAATGCACTGCCTGTTAGACCAGAACCAGCATCTGCAGGTATACTTTCTAATCTTTTTAATTCTTTTACAGGTATTTCTATTTTTAAAATTTGCAATGGGGTATCTGCTTTCAAAGCGTCTGCAATATCTATTGGTTGGTCCATAGCATAGTAAATAGCCTGTTGTGGGCTAGTAGTTACATATGTGTCTAATTGTGACTGTCCAGTTCTGCCATCCAAAGCTTTATCTGAGAATCTGATATTTTTAGTTTTTCTAAATGCGTTTTCATATGCTTCATCTGCAAGGTTTCCCATAATGTCAAATCCAGGACCTTTAAAGCTACCAGGTGCAAATATATTATCAGTGGCACCTACCTTATCAATATACTTTAAATTAGAAGGAGACATAATAGGCTCGTCTCCTACTCGTACTCCTCTATAAAAAGTAACTGTTTCTTCTCCAGCTTGTATTGCTCTTTCAAGTTTAATTTTCTTTGCAGCTATAGAACCTACTATTGGTGTCACTGCTAAGGCACTAAGTGCAGCATCTCCAAACTTTCCCTGTATTGCATATAGTGCTGTGTTAGCTATGTCTGCTGCAAAACCAGTAGGACCTGGTGAAAAACCTAAAGCCTCTAAAGATAAATTAATATTTCTTAGTGTGTTATTTTTAGATGAAGGGTTAGTATTAGATGTATTTAAAGCATCCGCAGCAGCTTCGTAATTAAACGAAGGTGACCCTGCTAAATCTAACATTGTTGTTTTATTATCTGACATTACTTTATCATAACCTCATCTCGAATTTTTGCAAATCTGTCTGATGCATCTTGAATAAACTTTTCTCTTTGTTTCAATAGTTGTTCCTGTGTGCCTTTAATTGCACCAGTAAAATATCTATTAGGTATTCCATCTTGAAATATTGTGTAAGATGGTCCGTGTGGAGGGTCATATGCTCCACGAACCCCCATTATTCCTTCTGAGCTTCCAGAAATCCCTGTCCCTATATTATGTTGTTTGTATAAAAACATATCATTGCTTATCAATCCTGGTCCAAACATTCTTGTATCAGGTCCAATATCTGACATTTTTTTTAAATCTTCTATAGGTATGTCAAATCTTAATATAGTTGCAGTGTCATCGAAGTTTGGCTCTCTTTTTGCAAAATCAAGTGCACTTTCAAAACTGTTGGTAGTCCATAAATGAGATGACCCCATAGGATAGGATTCTATTCTCTGTCCTCCTTCTGTAAAAACTTTAGGGTACCTAAATCCTTCACCAACTATTTCTGGATTTCTTAATCCAAACACCTCCATAAAACTTTCTCTAATTTCAGGAACCCCCAAAAAATCATCACCTTTTTTTGGACCAATATGAACTAACTCTCCTTTTTGTACAACTCCACCGCTTCTATAGAATGCTGCGTTTGGAGCTTTTCCTGTAAATAATTCTTCTGCAACATCATCTCCAACTGCTCTATAAAAAGTGTAATATTCTACATTGTTATCTTTCATTGCTTTTAAAGCTTTTCTACTTGCAATTAACTGACCCATAACAGGTAAAATAGAAGCATATGATAATGATGCGTTTCCATACTCTCTGTCTAAAAGATATAAAGTTCCATCAATAAAATCTGCAATACCACCTGCAGTTTCTGTGATAGGTGCTGTCAAAGGAGAAGCTATACTTGCACCAGCAGTAGCCAATGAAAATCTTTGTAAAGCTTTTTGTATTTTACCTACTCTATCTAGTTCAACTATATTTGCTTGTGTGTTTTTAGATACACGAGTAGCATTGGCAGTATTCAATGACACTGCCGCTGCCTCATAGTTAAATGATGGTGAACCTGCTAGGTCCAACATTGTGGTTTTTGTCTTATCGGACACAACCACATCCGCATTCACAGTTCATAGTATTCTCCTATTCTTTAGATGAGTTAGAAGCTCCAAAGTAAAAACTTATTACTGCACTAGCTAAACCACCTAAGTATCCTAGCACTAAGTTTATCAAAGCTTCTGAGTTTTGTTCTGGTGGTTGTAATGTTACTAAAAATATATAACCTAAGAATCCACCAATGACAGCAATACCCATAATACGAGCTGTCCAATCTTTGCTAAAATGTTTTCTAGCATCTTGTCCATCTGCTACTTCCATTTTAAATACATCTACATCAAGCTCTTTCATTTGTACTTCAAAGTCTTGCTCTGCTTTTTTCAGTTCAAGCATTTGTTCTGGTGTAGCTTCTTGTAAAGCTTTTTCAATAGACTTCTCATTATTAGGTACTCCTAACTTTTCAGCTATAAGGTTAGCTGCCATTCCCCCCAAAGGACCGCTTAAAGCACTTCCAAGTGTGGGAGCAACAGCACCAACCACGTTTTTTAAAATACCTTTTTTCAATAATTTTTTCATTGTTTCTCCTAATATATTAACCAGTTAAATCCAACTTTGGATTCGTAAGATTGAACATCATACATATTTAAATATCTACCTTCTAAAAATATTCCAAATTTATTAGTAAGCTTCCAACCATAAACTAAACCTAAGTCATAGTCCATACCATTCTCTGCTACATCATAATTAAATGAATAGTCTGACATACCTTTAGTTACTGGATATGCAGTAGCCCAGAAGTGAAACCAATTCTTCGGTGTGTATTTATAATAATCTGCACCCACACTTAAAGATAATTCATTTTGATAACCTAGGTCTTTAGCATATTCTTCGTTGTACTCTCTTACTATTCTACCATAAATCTGTTTATAAAATTGGTCATCTGTATTAGCAACAAGTTCACCTTCTGCATTATACCACTTATAATCAAAGTAACTATAACCGTATTGTGTAAACTGCTCTACCCACTCATCTGTGTATCCATAGAAGTATGCAAACTCCCAGAATGGTATAGATTCTGTTATGTCTATACCTTGTTCATCCCACCATAAATCAATAGGTCTAAAATCTAAATATGCAGGGTGGCTTCTACCTGCTACACCCATAGATAATGCAAGATTACCAAAGTCTTTTTTAAATCGCATATCTAAAGCTGCAAACTCTACGTCTTCTAAACCTCTTGAATCGTAGTTACCTTTTATTATAAATCTTTCTCCCATATATCTAATCATATATTGTTCGTTTACAAACTCTTCTCCAAACTCTTTATGATTTGAATATTCTATTACATATTCCCAGCCAATAGGAACATTACCAATAGCAACACTTTCGTTAATAGGTGCTTCTTTACCAGTATACCATACTTCAGGTTTATTCTCGTAGCCAAATCGTGCTAATTTTCTAATACCAAAAGTCATAATACTGTGGTCTTCTAATTCTTCTTGCAACTCTTGTAGTTGTCCACCAGATACCTGATACTGTAATTCTTTTGTTACTGGACTGCTAAAACTATACGCACCATATATTGTACTAAACTTAAAAAAGTCTTGTGCATATGAAAAACTAAGTAATAGTAATCCTGCTAATATTTGTTTATAAAACATACTTAAGTAATACATCATTGAAATCTCCTTAACATTATCTCATCTATTTGTTTATTTATTTCTTTCTTTATTTTATCTTCATCTAAATCAAAAGATAAACCAGCTTCAAATCTTTTTATTTCTTTGCCGTATTCAAACATAATAATAGTTGGAACAGATTTAATGTTCCATTCATTAGCTAATACAGCTCCATATTTTTTGTCATCTATACTTGCATTAAACCATTTACAGTTTTTTAGCCTTCCTAAATTTATAGAAGCTTTTGCATTCCAATCTGCATTGACTTGCACTATCACGCATTCATCTTGACTTAATAACTGTATTTGCTGTAAATCTTTTAACTTACCTTGTGACCATAAAGAAGATAATGATAAACATAAACCAAGCAAATATACCATACCATAATAATAATTCATCTCTGTACCTCATTTCTGCATCATCATACGTTCAATATTTTTCACATCTTCACGCATTTCTTTCTGCTGTTCTTTAATCTCTTGTACATCCTTTTCAGTTTCAATGATTGTATTTCTAATCATTTGGTCTTTCAAGTCGTACTCTGTTCTACCTATCTCTGGCTTTGGCAACTCCTTTGCTTCTTTAATATCAGCTTGTAAGGTAAACCATATACCGACAACCATAAAGATAGTAACAGCCATAGAAATCAATGTTTCTATACTGAATGTAAACTTACTGTCTTTACTAACTTCCATTGTGTTCTCCTACCATTTAACTTTGTTAGCCCAATATGCAGCACTCATTGGACCTTTTGCTATGTTTTTTCTGTGCCTTGCTTTGAAACTTTTACGTTTCATTTTTATACGTCTTGACTCACCTGCTTTTGGTTTACCAGCTGTCTTAGCACCTTGTTGTCCAAAACGTATAGTCTTTACTTTACCACCTGATTTAGCAACCACTATGTGTGATTTCTTAGGATGGTTTGGTGTTCTCTTTGGTTTATTATAACCTGATACACCTGCTCTGGCTAACCTTGGGTCTCTTTTACTTTTTGCCATTGCCTATTCTTCTTTTACGAGCATCTGTTTTTTTTAATGCTATAAAATCAGCTCTTGTAATTTTATTTCTTGGGGGTGCTACCCTTGCTATTTTCATTTGTTTCTTTGATAATCCAGGCATCTTATTCTCCTATCTCTGAATGCACTAGTACGCCATTTGCGTAGAAGTTATTGTTCTTTGTTAATATTGTATATGTCCAATGTTTCTTTGGAAATCCCTCTAGCCTATGAACCTGTGCATAATACTTACCATCCAATATTTTTAACAAATCGTTAGGCTGTATAGCAGCTGCGTCTAAATCATAATTAGCTGCAGTTCTACTTGGGTCATCTGATACCATACTACCATCTTCTTTATATACAGGGTGGTCTTGTGTAAGTATCAATTCTTTTAATTCTTCTCCCTCTGTTTCATCGTTAGGGTCTGATAACATAATTTTGTACAAATTGCTGTGTAATCTTTTTTCTATCTGTTGTATCTCAACTTCTTCTTCTTGTCCAGTCTCCCAGTTGTAAGACATAATCATATCTCCAACATCTAAGTCGTGTATGTTTGCAGTGCCTTCTTTCAAATTAACTGGTATGTTTTCATAAATACATAAACCAAGTTGTCCACTTGTAAATGTAATATTTCCAGTAATAGTTGCAGTAGCACTATTGTTTGTAAGTGTCAATGTATATGCACCTGTACCGTCTTTATTACTTGGTGTATGTTGCCATTGAGTTCTGATATATCTTGTTCCAGAATTATGACTGCTAAATAATGAATTACTATTAGCTGATGATGTAGTTATAAAACCCGTACCACTATTACTTGTACCACCAAAACCTGGGTCTCCACTGCTTGATATAGCTAATTTAAAATTACCAAATGGACCACCAGTAGTAGATAAAGAACAACTTGTTCCACCACTACCATTAGATACAGTCATCTGTGCATCTTTAGTAGATTGTGCAGTACCTCCTGGTAAATCAGCAAGATTTAATCCAGTATTATCTGCAACACTCCAAGATGTACCAGCTAAATCGTGGTCATAACTATAAAACTCAGTCATAGCGTGAGGTGCACTACCGTCTGGTCTATCATCTGAAGCATTTTGAGTATTAATAGTAGCTACAGTTCCGTCAGATAAATCTTCTAATGAACTGTTAGCAGTAGTTCCACTTCTACCAAACTCAACATTAATATCGTTCATACTAATTTGTCCTGATGCAGTCAAGCTCATTTTTTAAGTTCCTCTATTTCTGCTTTTAGTTCTTTAATAGATTCAATTAACAATGGTACTAACTTTTCATACTTAACTGCTTTATATCCATTATCTCTTGTAGTAACTATTTCTGGCATTACTTCTTCTACTTCTTGTGCTACTACACCTACATCTTTTCCTTGATATATTTCTTGTTTATCGTTCCAATCAAACTCATAACCAGATAGTTTAGAAACTTTATCTAAAGAATTTTCAATAGGTTTTAAGTTATCTTTTAATCTTTTATCTGATGAAGCATAAGCAATAACATCTGCTGTTGCACTTATGTTACCAGCATTATCAAATGTCACGTTAGTATGTCCAGCTGTATCTTTAAACTTATGATTATCTGCAGTAAACAATATTGTATTAGCTTCTGTGCCAATTTTTTCATTTCCACCACTATACAAAACAATCTTACCTACATAATGACTTGCAGGTAATGTAAGTGCATTAGAGCCACTTACTGTAAACCCTGCAGCAGTAATCGTACCACTCGATGTATCATTTGCATCGTTTTTAATAAAATCATCTGGTATTCTTGCTGAAGCAAGAGTTCCAGATACCACTTTACTTGCAGCAATATCATCTGCTAATGCTAAATCACCTAAACCTAAATCACTTCTTGTTTCAGATGCACTTCTACCTTCAATAGTATTAGCATCAGTAAATTTAGCAAAGTCATTGTCTACAGGACTACCACTTGTATCTACTGTACCAGTATTAGTTGTATATCCATAACCCAAAATTTTATCCTCTACTCCAGCAGAGGTCATAATGTGAGAATCATTATTAGTAAATTCACCTGAATCATCAATACCAGAAATAGTATTACCGTCAAGAACAAAACTTGAAATAGTTAAAGCTGCAAATTGTACATCAGAAGCTGAAGTTAATCCTTGGTTTATTGCTTTAACAGCTGCTAAATTAGTAAGCTCACTATCCATTAATGCACCTGCTGCAGTCACATTAGTTGCGTCAGTTACATCTGCACCAGCTTCTACTGATGTTCCATTAATAGTAAGTGCATCAGTTTCTAATGTACCGTCAACATCTACATCTCCACTAATATCTAAATCTGCAGCTACTAATGTTGTAACACCTTCTATCTTACCAGATGTATGTAGTTTTATTTGGTCTGCATCATTTGTTCCGTGAATAGAAATATAATCTCCTTCTGCATTATCATCTGACGGACATAAGTGTATTACTCCTTCGTTGGTTTCTGAATCATCATTTGTTTCGTGCATAATGAAACCAGGGTCATTACTGCTTGTGCTTTCAAGGAAATCAATATATGATTGTTCTGTGTTGCCAGAAAAAGTATCTGCTATAGGACTAGCGTTACTTACTGTTCTTAATCTAACTTGAGTTGAAGAACCTCCAGCTGTAACAGTACCTGTTGTAGTAAATCCACCAGCTGTTATTGTTCCACTTGTAGTATCATCAGCGTCATTTTTTAAGAAAGCATCATCAACATTTAAAGTATCTCCACTTAAAGAAATGTTTGTTCCAGCACTTAGGTTAGTCTTAGATGAAATATCAATAGTTGGTAATCTTGCAGCATCAACAGTACCAGATGTCAATAAATCTGCACTATGATTACCCAAAGCCACAGTAACTGTATCTGTAGCACCAACTGAAGTTGATATTCCAGTGCCACCTGCAATATTTAAATTATTTCCGTGTGCTATTGTTTGATTACTACCACTATCTGCAGTAAGTGTAAAAGTTGTAAGTTGATTAGTATTTGTATCACTTGGGAAGTTTGCTACTTTAAGACTATCACTGTCATCAGCATCAATCAAGATTACTTTGTCACCACTAGCTGGAACAGTCAAAGAATCTGTAGTCACATCAGTAGCTAATATTTGATTAACTGCTGGTAGTGATGTACCATTAACTGTAATAGCATCTGCCTCCAAAGTTCCGTCTACATCTACATTACCACTAATATCTAAACTTGATGCCTCAATCTCACCACTTGCTTTGAAGATAACATTGTCTCCACCACTAACTTCAAATATAATCTGATTGTCTGTTCCAAACTTTATTTGATTATCACCGTCTCTACCTAAAACTAAAGATGTATTAAGTATAGAAGTAATACCAGTTTGTGCAGCAGTTATTGCAATATCATTAGCATTTGCAGTAATACCAGTTCCACCAACTACATCTAAAGTAGGATTTACAGAATTAGTTCCACTTTGTGTCATACCGTCACCAGCTGTTACAGATGTCACTGTACCAGCATTAGCAGTAGCACTAGTAGCTATACCGTCAAGTTTATTTTTAAGTGTAGTTGTAAATGCGTTTGATGTAACTCCACCAATAGTCAAAGCATCTGTTTCAAGTGTGCCGTCAAAGTCTCCGTCTACAGCATCAATATTACCTTTGAATATTGTAGCTGTAACTGTACCTGTGCTAGGGTTGTAATGTAGGTCACCGTCTGATTCAAGACCAACATTACCAGTAGCAGAAGTATTTTCTATAAATGGTATTAAATTATCTTCGTTTGTACTTTCATTGTCAGCAACAGTTACGTGTGTTGCGTTAGCTGCAGTACCACTAGTATCTTGGTTACCTGAAGTATTTACACCAGGTAAATTAATATTACCAGTACCGTCAAAAGATACTCCACCAATATTTCTTGCTGTCTCTAAAGCTGTAGCAGTTGCTGCATTACCAGTAGTGTCTTGGTTTAAAGTTCCTACTACAAAATCCATATTATTATTAATATCATCATATGTAATAGTAATACCTGTCTTAGTACCTCCTGCTGCTGTAATTAATCCACCAGCTATATCTTGTACTTGTTCTGTAGTTAATGCTGAAGGTATAAGACCAATTTTAAGATTATTACTGTCATCAGCATCTACAAATATAAATTTATCTGTGCCAGTAACTGGAACTGTTAAAGAATCAGTAGTGTGGTCTATAGCTATAATTCTACTTACAACTGGTAAAGAAGTTCCGTTTACAGTGATAGCATCAGCTTCAAGAGTACCGTCTACATCTACATCTCCTGATATGTCTAATGAAGTAGCTTCAATCTCTCCACCAGTTTTAAATATTACATTGTCACCTCCGTCTACCTCAAAGATAATTTGATTATCAGTAGCAAATTTTATTTGGTTGTCTCCGTCTCTTCCTACAACTAAAGATGCGTTAGTTAGAGAGGTAATACCAGTTTGAGCTGGAGTAACTTGTATATCGTTTGCATTAGCGGTTATACCAGTGCCACCTACAACATTTACAGTAGTGCTTGATTTAGTTAGTCCATTACCTGCTATATCAAACTTTGTATCTAATTGTGTTTGTATATTAGAACTTACTCCGTCTAAGAAATCAAACTCAGTATCTGTAACTCCTGTTGCGTGTAAAGTGTCAAGATAATTAAGTTCTGTAACACTTCCTGTATATCCGTCAAGTACATTTAACTCTTCTGGTGTAGCTGAAATTTGTGTAGTTGATGCTGCTGCTAATACTGGTATAGTACCTGATACATTTGGTAGATTTATTGTTCTATCACCAGTAGGGTCTACAATAGACAATGTTGTTTCGTGTGCGTCTGCTGTTGCTCCCTCAAATATAATAGCATTTGCTGCTTCCATAGTTACTGTATCTACAGTTGTAGTTGTACCAGCCACAACTAAATTAGGAGCTAATAATGTTCCTGTACTTGGATTATATCTTAATGCAGCTGTGTCATCTAACAAAGCATTTGATTCATCGTGAAATACTATTGGAAAGTTTGTGTTTGCTGTGCTGTCTGATACTGTAACTGTAGCAGCTAATGTTGCATTTGATACTGTAACTCCTGCTATAACTGTATTCAATGCAGTACCACCAACAGTAATAGCGTCTGCCTCTAGTGTTCCGTCTATATCTGCGTTACCAGAAACATCTAATGTTGTTAAGTCTAATTCCCCTGCTATCGTTACATTTCCATCTGCTAATGTAATTAAATCTGTATCGTCTGTGTGTCCGATTGTTGCTCCATTAATAACAACATCATCTATATCTGCTAATCCTGCTGCCAATGTTCCAGTAGTAGTAAATCCTGCTGCTGTAATTGTTCCAGAGGTAGTGTCATTCCCACTATTAATTAAAAATGCGTCATCTACGTTAAGTGTATCTCCACTTAAAGAAATGTTTGTTCCTGCTGATAAATTGGTATCATCGCTAATATCAATTTGTCCAAGTGTAATAGCTTGTCCACTTAATGATAGATAATCGTGAGAAGAGGTAACAAGAGTTACATTGGTTGAATTATCTGTTCCTGCTGCATCTACACCTATTGTAGTTCTTACTGCTGCAGCATCTGCATCATCTACAATACTTTTACCAAATGTTGATATAGTAGTATTCGCAGGTAAGGCAAATGTTTTTAAATCTGCGTCTACTTCACTATCCATAAGAGCACCTGCTGAAGTTACGTTTGCAGTATCTGTTACATCAGCTCCGTCTTCAACATTTAAATCACTTCTCATTTCAGCTGCAGTTCTACCTTCTACTGATGTGCCATCAATTTTTAGAAAGTCGTTATCAGAAACTGCTGCATTGGCAACTAAAACATTACCATTAGAAATACCTGAAGTAAGTCCTTTTACAAATGAAAGGTTAGAAACTTCTGAGTCCATCAACGCACCAGCTGCAGTCACATTAGTTGCATCTGTTACATCTGCACTTGCTTCTATTGCATTTAACTTAGAGTGGTCAGCATCTGTAAATACATTAGAATCAGTAGCTGCTTCAACAGCTGTTCTAACTTCAGAATTAGATAATTGTGTGTTAGTGTCTGTTGATGCTATTGTTACAGCACCACCAGATTCACTTATAGTTACATTTGAACCTGCAGTAAAAGCTAATGTTTCTGAGGCACCTAAGGTATTACCTCCTGCAGTTACTGTTCTAACTGCACTAATTTTAGAATCTAATTGTGTTTGTATATTAGAAGTAACACCATCCAAGTAGTCAAATTCTGTAGCAGTAACGTCTGTAGCGTGTAAAGTATCTAAATAATTTAATTCTGTTACGCTACCAGTATATCCGTCTAATACGTTTAGCTCTGCTGCAGTTGATGTTACTCCGTCTAAAATGTTTAACTCAGAAACTGTTGCTGTAATACCGTCTAATACATTAATCTCTGCTGCAGTAGCTGTAACTGCAGTTTCATTGATTTGTAGAGCTCCATCATCTTTGATGTTTATAGAAGAGGAACTTATCTGTAGTACACTTGCTGTACCCTCTCCATCTTCTATATCTCTTAATGTTCCATCAACTCCAGCATTACTATTAGAAACTTGTAATAAGTCCTTATAAGAATCTGATACTTTTTTTCCTGTTAGTGTAGCCATTTTTTATCTCTATCTAAAGTTTGCAGGAGTAACACCACGTGTTCCACCAGTTTTATCTCTTCTTCTTGCTCCATACTTTGTAATCATTTCTTTGTATTCTGCCATAGCCATTTGTGCTGATTGTAATTTAATTGAAGCTAATTCTGGATTATTTGTTCTTGCGGCAGCATCCATAAGAGCTTTTGCTTTTACATATAATATCAATGCAGGTTGTAGTGCATTGTCAATATCTATTGTTCCTGTAATAGAACTAAGTTTATCTGGCTCTGCATAGTAAGATATAAGCATACCATTTGTAATTACATCAGAACCTGAACCAATGATAGGAGCTTTTAGTCTACCATTTCCTGTTTCAGTTGTTCCTCCATCACCCTCTGAAGTGGCTATAGCTATTTTATCTCCTTCTATCCACCAAACAAAGTTTACTGAAGGGTCTTTAAATGTGCTGTCTACCGCTGCCATAATTACTCCGTATCTGTTATTTTTGTTTCTTGATTTGTTAATCTAGGTATTCTTATATACTCTCCATCAGAGTTTAAAATACTACATCTAAAAACTTTGTTTACTGTAACATCTCTATCATCGCCTAATCCATACCATTGTTGTCCATTTGCTAAGTTTGTTTTAGCATACTCTGTTTTTAAATTATATTGTCCTAAATCTATCAACGCTTCGTTTATAAGATTTAATACATAGTTTTCTGAAACTTCAGGCACTGCCTGTTGAACTCTGCTATGTATTTCTTTACCACTAAATTCTATTGCTGCCATTATAAATCCTCCCAATTACTATTTACATCTTGCCACAAAGAGTTACCATCTACCCAAAATTTAAATGATTCTAAAACCTCTGCCCAGGTTATAGCTATCACATTCAAAGCAGGTTCTGTCCAAGATGTAGTAGACACATTTAAAGCAGGTTCTGTCCAAGATGTAGTAGAATTACTATCTTTTCCTAATGTATCATTGCTTGTACTTTTTGTCCAGTTAGTAGTTACTCCTGACATTATCTAGCATCCCTTTGTAGTTTTCTTTCTTCTATTTCTTCTATACCTAAAATCTGTAATGCTTCTTTATATTGTGCATCTACTAATGCATACTGGTTACTATATGATGATGCCAACTCTACATCCTCATCATTGTTTGCATCTGCTATTAATTTTTTCAAAGCTTGTCTTGCTGCATAAAGAGTTACAGCATACTCCGCCTCATCTGGAAAGTTATCAATAACTTCTACACCGTGAGCTACTGTTATGTCTGTATTTATAGATACTACTCTGCTATCATTAGATGCTACACTTTCTGGAAAAGTATTAATAACTTGATTATGAATTATGTATGCTGGGTCACTTGTTGAAGCAAATTCCATATATGAAGAATCGTGAACTTTACCCATTTGACTAGGCTGTAACTCCCTGCAAGGCATATATCTATTACTATTGTTTGCATCTTTTCTTAAAACTGATAGAATTCTTTTACCTTCAGTGTCTTGTGAGTTTGTAAAGTTTGTATTACTAGCAATTCTTTCAAGTTTGTGTATAGGCATAGCATTTAACACTAATCTGGCACCTGATGTTAGCCACTGTGTTATTGAAGCATCAGATACTGATGTAGATAAATCACCAGTAATATCAAATATTTGTTGTTTAAATGTTGCCATTATCCTTGTCCTCTATATTTTTTCTTGTAGTGTTTTGTACTCATTTTATTTCCATATTTTGTTCTATGACTTTGCCCTTGTCTGGTTTTCTTCTTACCGTTAGTATGTCTTTTTACCTGTGGTCTTAGTCCTCTCATTCTCCGTAATACTCCAGGGTTTGCATTTCTCCTGTGGATTCATCTCTTAATAAATCTTTAGCACTTGGTAGTAAGTTTAAATATAATTCTTGTATTAAGTCTGCTTCTCTATTTCTTCTTGTATCATACTTGTCACCAAAATCTCTAAGCTCATTCATCAAAGGCATATAAGACTGTGCATCTTGTGGGTCTTCTGCTATATCCTTTATAATCTCTCTAAACTTTGGTGTTCTATTATAATTGCTTCCATATTGAAATTGTAAATCTGCGATTACTGTTTGCAATCTTGGTGGCATAGATGAAAGTTCTTTACCTGTTAATGATAGAAAACTATTCTCAATACTTTCTAACTCTCTACCTTTTACAAAATTATCTAAAGCTTTAGTTTCTTCTTCTGATAAACTTAATGGATTTGCCTGTTCAAAATCATAAGCTTCTTGCCCTTGCATACCAAAGTATGCTTCCATTTTTTTCAATGTTTCTTTATTTTCAAAATCTTTAAAGTAGTCCATATTTTTTGTTCCAAGGTCTAATCCAGTTCCTATCGTTACTCCTGAACTATCTAATACTTGTTCACCACTTCTAGGAACATATCCCTCTGTTTCAAATCCTTCACTCTTTCTTATAAAATCAAAGTTTACCTGAACTTCTTTTTGTCTCTTGTACTCTTCTTTGTCTATAGCACCATTAATAGACCTGTTTTCAGGACTAAAGAATCTTTCTCTAATCATATCTAATAGTGTTCCTCTAATCATTTTCTTTTCTTTCCATTTTGTTTTCTAGCAAATGTTTTTACGTTTGTTGGCTTACCGCCTACTCCTTGTGCTTTTGCTCTCTTTCTACTAACTGCACTTCTAATCTGTGCTTTACTCATCTTTGCTGCTTTAGCAGCAGGGACACACTTAGGATACTTTCTTTTTTTGTCCGCTTTTAGTTTTGACCTCCCACATTTTTTGAAGCCTCCACCTTTTTTTGGAGCACCAATATCAACCCAGTTTTCACTGAACCACTTTGTTAGCCCACCACTTCTTTTAGACATTACTTACCTTTTCTATATCCGCCACCTGCTTTTTTATATTCTCTTACTAAATAAGCATTAGCATAAGCAGAAGGATAAACTTTAAACTTTCGTTTTGTCTTTGCCTTTATTCTAGCGTATAATTTTTTGTTTGTTGGTATGTTTTTTGTTTTTGCCATTATCTTCTGTAGCCTTTCTTTTTAACTACTTTCTTTTTCTTCTTTCCGTTCATAGCATTCTTTCTTCGTTTGCCATTCATCTTTGATGCTTTTATTTTTCCGTACATTATTTATCTCCCCATATTAGGTTATCTAGTTTTTTACTTCTTTCTTCATCATTTTTCTGTTTTGTTTTTTTTATATGACTTTCCATATCAGTCGTACCAAAATCTATTTGGTCTTTTCTAATAGCAGTTGCCATTGGTGTTTCTCTTATAACAAACTGAGTGCTCCACTTTGGAGGGTGTGCCCTCCTGCCACAAGATGGACAATTAAAGTGTCCTTCTTTATTTGGTTTATTACAATGCTGACAATTAGCCATTACACTTTAGTAATGATAATGTATGCAACTCTACTTCTGTCTAACATAACTGCGTTAGTAGCTACAAGTTTTGCATCATCTATAGTTTCAATATAATCATTGATTTCTTTTGCTAAAGAACCAGACACTGTACTTGCAGCTGGACTAATATCATTGATTATAACTTTTGTCACTGTATCAAAATTTGCCATTTTATTCTCCTATTAGTTTTAAATTTTTTGGATTTCGGGGTTGAACCTTTATACGAACAACCCCACAGTATCCAAAACTGTCAATCCTCACGGATTATATTATGCTAGTGTAATATGGTCGTCATCGTGTTGTGCACCGTAAACATAATAGTTTTTACCGTCACATACGATTTCAGCCCAGTCACCTGGAGCCGCTGTTGAAGCAACCCAGATAAGTTCATCAACACCAGATTCTGCAGACGCTGCTGCTCCACCTGCTGCTGATACAACCATACCAATTAAGGTATCTTCGGCTGAATTTGGAATAACCTTAACAGTACCACTTCCAGCATCAGATAGGATAAACTTAGCGTTCCATCCTGCTCCTGCTGAAGCAGCTAAAGGTAAAGTAATACTGAAAGATGCATCTTGGTCAAGTGTAAACACTTTTCCAGAATCTGCTGCAGTTAGTACTCTATCTGCAATTACATTTTCAACTTTTACTTTAAAATCACTAACACCACTATTTACTTCTAAATATGCACTCTTAGCCATTTTATACTCCTTCCAAGTTAATCAAGTAATGTGATTCAGGAAGACATACTTCAAGACCTGCTTCTGTAAGAATCATATCTTTTCTTAAGTCTTCATCTGCACCTTGTACATTTGTCATAACTTGTGTATCTCTGTTAATACCATTACCAACAAGTGGTCTGTAGTATAGTTTACTCATATCAGCTAACATCATTAATCCAGATGAATGTCCTCTGAATAATGGTTCTTTAACCATAAACATAGAACCGTGAACTGTATTGATTTCCATTAACTGGTGACCAAACTGTCCTGATAGTTCATCCATATTGATTTGATATTGAGTTGATGCTGTTGAATTATCAGCAAAGAAACCATCTCCCATTTTGTTGAAGAAGGAAATCACTGGAAGAGAAGCTAATGCTAATCTTTCATTTGAACCCCCTCTTGCTGGGTCAAACAGAACTTCAAAGTCACTTAGTAATCTGTCATATGTCAATTCAGCTGCTTTAGCTGTTCTGAAATAACCTTTACCAGAAACGTATGATAAGTTATCTGTTCCGCCTACAACGGAGCTGTTTTTGATGATATGTCCAACAAGACCTTCGGTGTACTGAATGTCACCGACTCTTGCTTTTTGGTTGAAGAGCATAGCTCTTTCAATGTCGATTTTGTGCTCTCTCATTTTTTGAGCTAACACTCTCTCGAACTCGTTTGATACTCCACGTAGTTGTGTAGCATACGCTGTGTTTGTAATCTCAGCTGCTGTTTTGAAAATCTGGGTGTACCCATAGTTATCTTCTAAGCTATCTGAGAATACGTCTGGTGAACCTGTACCTTCTCCATATGCAGTACCAATGATTTGACATCTTTTATTATCTAAAAGTTTGTTTGCATTGGTTGCAGTTGAAGAAACAGATATTACTTTACCTGTAAAGGTAGATTGGTTGTTTGATGAATCCTGAACTGGTGCATCTTCTACTCTACATACGATGTTCGCATATACAGCATCGTCAGCAGTATCGCCCATAGTTCTTACAGCAAATACCATACCTTTAACAAGAAAGTCCACAGCAGCACCATCTGGTGTATCTACAATAAATGATACTGTATCACCAGCGACTTGTGTTGCACTACCATCGTGATTACCTTTTAAAAGGAACTCTCTACTTGTATAATTAATCTTTGTTCTATCTTCAAGATAACGAAACAATGAATCATCAGTAGGAAGTTTAGCAGTTTGACTCAAGTAGACGAAGAAAGGACTTTCTTCAGGTGCTAATTCAGCAATCCTATCAGAAAAGTTATATAGTCTTCTTCTATCTGGAGCAACTCCATAATCAGCAGATGTAGTAGCATTAGACAAGTCTGTTTGTTTTATTTGTCCGCTTATTGCCATTTTATTCTCCTAGTTATTTACGTTTTATTCCTTTACTAATGCTACCAGCATTTGCTGCATTTAGGATTTGGTCCCACATTCCATCTTGTTCAGACTTGGTAGGAACACTTCCACCTTGCAAAACTCCTGCTGTACGGGCTTGATTACTTGTGTCTGGCTTTTGAATGACAGGTTCTTTGTATTCACCTTTATTCATTTTGTAAAGTTTGACTAAGTTATCAAGAGGAACATTGTCTTTTGGCTGTTGAGCAAAACGCATAAATTCCTGCACTTCATCTTTATTCATACCAAAATCACTTTCAAGTTTATTCATTGTGTTTGAAATAAACTGTTTCTGTTCTTGCCCTCTCATAGCATTGTTTACAGCATTATTTATTCTAGCTTCTTCTTGTTTCACACGCATTTCGTATGATGGAGAGCCAGGTTTGTTGTACGCATCCCACGGATTGAACTCGTCATCTTGTAACTGTGCTGTCTCAGTTTTCTTATCTTCACCAGTATTACCGACAATACTATCTCTTAAAGTCTCTACAAGGTCAGGTCTCTGCTCTAGTAAGTTCACTAGCGGTTTGTATTGGTCCATATGCTTTTTTTCTGCTTCAGCTTTGTCATACATAGACTGAAACTTCTTTGCTTCTTTTTGCCAATCCATTGCTTCTTGTCCTTCTAAAGTACCTTCTTGTTGAGACCCAGCTTGAACCGTATCCATAGATTCTACAGCTTGAGTATCGGTTTGTGATGTTTCATTACTCATATTTACTCCTTCGATGTCTAGTCCTCTGCTTGAGCAGAACCACGCTTGACTTCAGCCTCTACGACTTTTAGTTCTCCACGCAATTTCTCGAGTTCTAGCAACACCTTATCGTTTAGTTTGTTTTTACTTATACGCCTATCGGCAGTGGCGTTAGCTTCTATATCACGTAAACGAGTCTTAAATTTCTCAACTTCAGTTCGTTTTCTATCTGATATAGATTCTCTTGTAGCCGTTTGCAGGTCTCCCTGTAAATCTTTAATTGTTTCTGACATACCAGCCATTTGTTGTTCCAGAGCTGCTCTTTGATTCATACGAGTTAAAATACCTTCCTTATCAAAGATGTCTGGGTTTTTCTTTAACACTTCTACTTGGTCTACTAATCCCATTTGGAATGCTTCCATATATACAGCTAACTCTGCATACTTGCTAGTAGGTAATGTAGAACCTGACTCAATACCAACATCGTGCTGCTCAAGATTGTGTTTGTCTTTCTTTAAATCAAACACAACTCTTGTTTTATCAGAATATACTTGTGCTAATTGTTCTGTTATATCATTGTTAGGTTGTACCAAACGCATAAGCTTTGGTACGTCATAATGTGTTTTTGCATAATTGTACATTACTTTTCCAAGTCTTTTAATACTAAACTCTACATCTCTTAGTTTAGATTTAGGTCTTTCACTACCTAACGCTATAATTCTTTCTGTCCCTCTTGCAGTTTGTGGTTGGTCTCCAACCCCTTGCATTATCTCAGGAATACCAAAAATAAAGTTTATATAGAACTCACATTGCTGTATCAATCTATAAAACTCTCCAGTCAAAGGTTGTGGTGCTGGATAGTGTGGCTCACCTTGTGATGAGTCTACTTCAATAACTGCGTTTGGATTTGCCCAATCTTTTTCTAATTGTGAAATATTTTCTACACTTCCAATAGGAACCATAAGTTTTAAACCTGCTGACGCCTGTGCGTGAGATAGTGCTAATGACCATAACTTATTTAACAAACGTTGCATTGGTCTTGCTCTGGAGACATCAGAACGAGGATAAGGGGTTTGAGTCCAAACGTTTGCAATAGGCACTATTGGGTATACATCTGTGTTTAATATAGTTTCATACAACACTACCTCACCAATACTTGCAACAACTTTAATTCTATTTTGATATACTTGGATAATATCTACCTTACCCATCTCAACCAATTCTTTGTTTTGTTCTAAAAATATTCTAAAGTCTGCCTCATCAACAATAAACTCTTTACCATTTTCATTATCCATCAAGCGATAAAAAGGAACTTTAACTTTTGTAAACCTTTCCAATATTTGAAAACGTTTATAGTTTTGTTCTGTATATCCTCTTACTGTATCAGGTGTATATGTATTCAAAGAGTTTTTATTTATATTGTCAGGATAGTCTTGCTCATTAGAGTATGTAGATATTCTGTCAATCAATGGGTCAATCTCTTCTCCTGTTTCTGGGTCTACACTTGCACCTAATTCAGGATATAAATTCAATACTTGTGTTTCTGTAAGTATCGTAGACAAGATTATGTTATCTGCATCTGTAAAAAATCTATCTCTGGATGAAGCTGGGACATACACTCTAAACGGGTCAAGGTATGAAAACTTTACATCCCCCTTACCAAAGTCAGAGTCATAGTCAATGTAAGCATATAAAAATCCAAGCCCTACTACGCAGTAATCGTGTATCGCTTGTTTTACCTGTGCGTCTCCTTCAGAGTTCTGCCAGGCAAATCCCATTACCTCTCTCCAAAGATAGGCTAATGATGTGTCTGAATCCTCCCTTGGCTGCACTGTAAATGCAGGAGGTCTTGATGTCAGCATACTTTTTAATCTTTCAACAGCTGGAGATATTCTGTCCATAGGAACATCTGCCTGGTTTCTCGCTGATAATTCGTGAGATTCTGTTTCTGTGAAATGATTACCTAAGTAAAAATCTAAATCTTGTCTAGCATCTGTCTCCCAAGCCTTTCTATCATTCTTATATCTGTCGAATAGTTCTCGGTTGGTTAGTGCTCTTTTGTCATATTCCATATTATTCCTTAGAAAAAGATGTATTTTATTGAGTCAAATTTACGAATTTTGGTAAAGTTTCAGCAAGAACTATCAGTCAATACTACCTGTTATCCAGTTATAAACCTTGTTTTTCTTAATATTAACTTGTTTTTCTAGCCTGTCTTTAAAATTTTTAGCATCTATGGCAGTGCTACTAGGAGCCTTAGCAAAATAATCTGCATAGTATAATGCATCCATAAGGTCATCGTTCTTTGGTTTTGGATGTTCAAACAACTCATCTACTATCTCAGTCATATGTTTTTTGATATATAGCTTCTTAGAATTTACTATAGGACCAAGTGTTGTTTCTAATCTATCTTCTTTCTTGATACCATATGGAGGCTTTACCCCTTTGAATATGCCAGGCATCAATCTTTTATCAGCCACAGATATTCTACTTGTCATATCTCTTACCATTTCTTGTGCAGCAACAGTTTCAATACTCACTCTTCTTACAGGGCTATACTTTCTTGCCATCTTCACTATTTCTTCTGCCATATCAAAGGCTGGTATTTTTTCTCTAAAGTAATCTAAGATGTATCTATTTTTGTTTGCATCAATACCCATTACCAAAATAACTTGATAGTCTGATGTCTTTGTTGCGGTAGCTGCAAGGTCTACTCCAATATATACATTGATTGGTATGGCTTCATCATTATCAACTAAATAACAAAACCTATCTCTTACTTCAAACTTATGATTGTAATATTGTATTCTATCTACTTTGAATGCAGCGGATGCTGAGTCTCTTGCATCATTCATATACTCTTGAGCAAACTTGTTTACAAGTCCTGCTTCAATAAATTCTTTTCTTTTGTTTTCTAATTTAGATAATGGGAACTGGTCTTTCCATAAAGGCTTTCCATCTTCTATGGCTCTGTGAAATGTTAAATCCCAAGGATAGTTTCTGTTATCATTCTTTGCCTCTTTCCATCCATCAACAATGTTTTGCAAGAATGAGTCATAGTGTACAATCGTACCAGTCAGCCATATCCAACCTTCATTACCTGGAGTTTCTTCTAATGATGGAAACACAGTAGATACAATCCACTTCTTTAACTCTGCTCTTCTATCTGGTGTCTTGGTATTTAACTCTGATTCAAAGTCATCAAGAATAATACCAGTATATCTTACACCTACCTCTGCTCTACCACGAAGTCTCTGTGCAGAACCTTTGGCTATAATTCTATCTCCTTTGGGTGTAACAATATCTTTTTCAGTCCAACGCTTTCCAACAGAACCACCATCCATATTACCAAAGTAATATCTTATGATTTCATTTTCTTCAAAGTGGTGTCGTATATATTTCAAATGGTCTACAGACTGACCTTGTTCTTCTGATACCCAAGCCACAAAGTTTTGTTTGTCTTCCTCAGCAAATAGAAACTTATGCATAATAGCAGCTTTAGATAAAATACTTTTACCCATACCACGAGGTATCACGTTACAAATACGTGCTCCTGGTTTATGTTGGATTAGTTTTTTGGCTAGGTCGTGGTGAAATTGTGGACTTTCAGATTTGTGTAAGAAGTCTTGTGGTAAGAATACACGACCAAAAAAGATTAAGTCTTTGTATGCTTTGGCTAATATCTCATCTCTATCAGACATCTCTGACGCAGATGGGATAATATTAATCTTCTTGTTCTCCACTTTCAATTTGTTTCACTCCACTAAGTTGTAAGATTTCTTCTTTACTAAACCCAGTAAAGGCTTGACCAAGTAGTAACTGCTCTGACTTCTTTTCTTTTGGATACATACTTTGTATCTTCATAAAGTTTTCCAAAGCTCTTAGCTTTACTGCATCAGAGGTGTCAGGATTTTCTACAATATCTTTTGCCTGTTCTAATGTCCAGCGTTTGTCAATACCAATATCAGTCAGTAATTCTTCTATTTCTTTTTCCACTTCTTCTTTTATCCTAGTTTGTTTTAACAGCATTGATGATTTCACAGATGCTGTGTTTTTATTATTCGTTTCAAAACATTCTAAGTATGCTTGAACGGGTGCTTCGCCGTGTGCTATCATCTTCACAAAACGAATCTCTCTCCAAGACAAAGGCTTTTCTTCTATGTTAGTCCTTTTCTTGAATGAGTTATAATCTTTTTTGGGTGCTCCCTCCATCGTTCCTGAACGAAAACAAGGTCCAAGCAATGTGATATAATAATCATCTATTGCTTTAAGGGTAGTGTTTTTCATCTTCTTCTTACGAAGAATCTGTGTAACCTTGCCATCATCGGTTAGCACCCAATCATTTGGTTCTCCATCTCTCCAATCCTGGACAAGTTCTGCATCAGGAAATATCTTTCTAAACTCTTGCTCGTTATCAAATACATAACGAGGGACACCTTTGATAATACGTTTATGCATTAGCCTTCAACAACATTACCCCATACCACGCATCTGCCATTGACAATCTCAACGACTTCTACTTGGAAGTTCCCACCTGGGAAAAAGGTAATGATACTGAATGCGTGATTCCAATTATGCAAACGACCTCGCAACCACTTGTTGCTTTCTCTTGACATATCTTTCAGACATCCAATTCCCCAAGCTCCAATAGTTCCTGCATCTAATTTGGTTAAGGTATGTCGTTGAACATCGTGGGTATGCCCGTACATAATATTGGCTCCATACGTTTCAAGATGTTTTTTAGCGTGATAAGTAGTTGCGTAGGTACCGTGTATAAAATTTATCTTACCTAATTTTAAAGGTAGATTGTATTCATAATACTTATACCCTCTTTCTTTTAGCTTACAAGCTTTTGGAAAGGTATACTCTTGCATATATGGGTAACGTTCTACAAAGTTATCCATCCAGAGTTCGTGGTTTCCTTGAAGCATATACTTCTCATTGACCTTGTGCTTTTTTAATTCGTAATCAATAATATCTAAACCAGCATTCACATCTCTGATGTCTTGGTCTAGGAATGGGATTTGATATTCTAAGTCTGGCAACTTCTTTCCTTTATACTTCCAAGGACTGAAGTGATGCCATTCTCCCACATCGCCTATATTGACATAGATGTCTGGTTTGACAATCTTGATTGCTTGTAATGCACAAGATAATGCTTTCATATCGTGCAACGGAAAGTGCACATCAGGAAAGATGATTGCTCTTTTAAGCTTTGATTTTTTTGCCATCTTCACTTATTGAACTCCCCCATATATCATCCTGCCCTACAAGTTCAGGTGTATCCATCATCTCTACTACTTCAAATAGTTCTATGATGCGTTCTAATACATAGGGTTCTTCTGCAAATATCTCAGCACCACGTAGTTTCTCTACAAGAAACTTAATACGTTCTATGCTTTCATTGAGTTCCATTTATTTTTTATCTTTCTTTTTTTTAGGTTTGTCTTCTTCTGCAAGACCTTTTAAAGCAGCGTAAGCACCTTTGACTTGTTCCATTGCTTGTTGTATTGTATTTATCTCAGCAACTAACTCATCTCTTTTACTTAGCAACTCATCAAACTGTTGTTGATACTGTTGTATTTGTGTTTTTACTTTATCTTTCATAATACTAATGTCTCCTTATGTTTGTTAAAACTTACAATCTTTCGTCAAGTGTTTACAATAAATATCTACGTAAAGTCTCAAAAACAGAGAAAAATTAAAAAAAGTGAAAATAGTATTAGGAAAAGGAACAAAAATACCTTATCTTAAAGAACCTCTTTCAGGTTGTCGTATTAGGGTATTACCCTATTAGGGTATCCCTATTAGGGTATTCCTATTAGGGTAACCTAATTAGGGTTCCCAAGACACACACTACATATTAGGGAACCTAATACTAGGGTACCCTAATGCTGAAAAAAATTTCCCAAAAAAATTAGCCGATTTTGTGTGAGGTTGTTTTTTTGTGTAGACCCCCCGCCTTGGGTCAAGGTTGGAAATTTGGTTTTAGGTTGAGATTTTGAAAACCCCAACCCAACCCAATCA